TATGACGATTTTCCGTGGTTTGTCTAGACGAATACGAACGTCTGCGAACGGGAACATGGTGGGCGCTGACGGGCTCACATTAGCAACCAAAAATGGCGCATTTCCGGCGCTCATAAAATCGTGATATTTGAAGTGGCCCCCAATGTGGCCCCCTGCTACTCAGGCTTGGCAAAAGTTACCAGATGATTTGGGCGAATCGAGCGCGAGATATTACCATGGGTACTGTTCATTCCAGGCGTGGCAGAGACAAGCCATTGGTTGAAGATTGCCTGACACTCGATCTCGCGTGGTTGATGCGGCTCGGAACAATTCGGAACGGTCAAACCGGTAATGGCGAATTGAAATGGTCAATTGATGGCCAGTCTATCGCCTCCGCCCATTTCCGGCTGGAATTGCTCGGGATCGAAAATTCCCGCCTTATCATTGATAACGTAATCCGGCCGGATGGCGACCGCGAGGTAAGAAAGCAGACAATCGTGCTCGCGGCACTGCCACAGCATTTTGGCGGTTGGCGCTGGTGGATGCTTTGCCCTTTGACCGGCGAGCGGGTCCGAACGCTGCATTTGCCAGTTGGCGGTGATCGCTTCGCGAGCCGAAAGGCTTTGAATTTGGCTTATCGAGTGGAGCGCCTAGGCCATTTCGACCGGCCTTTTGAAAAGCTTTTTCGGGCGCAGCGACGACTCGGCAGCGCGCAGGGATTGGGCATGGGGTTGAAGCGTCCCAAGGGGATGTGGCGGAAATCCTATGCCCGGCACATGGGCCGCCTCGAAGCGCTGGATATTGGCTGCGCTGAGAAAATTGGCGCGTTGATCGGAAAAATCTAAAAGGGACCCGCCCAAAGGGGCCCACCACCGGGGGGGGGTAGCCTTCGTGGTGATTTCGCTAGACCGGGCCGATCGGTGACGCGCGATAGATTCCATTTTTTTTGCTCGCCGCCTGGCGTCTCCGTCCCTGTCCAAATGCTTGCCGCAATCCGGCTGTATCACCGAAACCCGCAATCCGATGGATCGACATCTTCTGTGCCGATGCTAGCGCCGTCGCCTGTCGTGTAGTAGTCCTCGATGTTCTGCGGATCGCCGTCTTTTTTAAGTAAGCCGGTGAACTGCACAGAGCCGAACGCTGTCTTGGTCGCACTGCACGAAATAGTCGGCATCTGCGTGATCTGAGCGTTGAGGATCGTGTATGTCTTGTCAGCCGATACGATGACAAGGTTCTTGTCGGTCGAACCGTAGATGCTGGCTCCCATTGCGGTGTTGCCGTGCGGGAAAAGAACTGCGAGTGCCTCGATCTCGCCTACTGGCTCAAATTCAACAACGATAGTGAAGTCGGTTTTCGACTTGCTCACGATGCCATAGGCGTCAGTTTCTTTGTCGAATGTCGAGTTGGTCGTGGTCAGCACAACTCCAGCTTTGGAGTAGAATGTCTGCGAATCATAGGTGACTTTGCAGGGACCGCGAACGATGGTGGTTCTGTCGAATGTTGGCATGATGGTTTAGCGTGTTGGAGTTGTATTTTGTAGCCCCACTGGGCAGTTGAAAGTGATGATTTGTTGAAGCATCGGAGGCGTTGCATCCTCCTGCATGGAGGCGAATGTGAGAATGCCGCCGGTGAGTGAATCGCCGTTTGAATCGAGCGGTTTGTGATGGTGAAGAATGCGTGAGACAGCCTCACCGATCTCCGTTGCGCTTGGCTTCGACATGTTGCCAGCCTGCTGTCTCCAGACGCTCGGGATCTCCGAGCAAGTGACGGAGAACGTCGCCGAATCCATGTATGGTCCGGGTGTGTCGGGTGACGATGCTTCGCTTTGTGAAAAGTTGACCATGACGAAGGCGCCTGCCTTGCTCATTGCGTTCTCGATCTCACGATCGATGTCCTTGTGGTCTTGAACCAGCACGGGAATAATCGGCACGGTGCGGAAATACGCGTGATCTTTCAGCGTCTTTGCCATGCTTTCGACTATCTGACGAATGAGGCTCATGGTGATTCTGAGAAGTTCATGACAGCAGCGCCGCCATAGCGAAAAGAACTGCCAGTTGTAGCAGCGAATGATTCGGCTCCGGTATCATCGGAATCTGCGTTGTTGTTTGCAAGGTCATCGAAGTAGCTGTTCGCTTCCTCGACCGATCTGCGGCGATCCTCACCATTGAATTCAGCGAGAGAAGGATAGGAGTCTGTCAGTTCTTGACGGCAGAGATTGTAGGCGTGTCGGCGCGCACCTGGTGGCACATACAAGCCGGTGTTGACAACCGGTGGCAATCCACGCTTGCGCCTGCCAGAGTTGACGCGTGAAGCAATGTCTTGTGCTACGCTCGTTAGGATCTCATGCGCTTTATCCTCTGAGGTGGGACATTCAGCAAGTAAACGATTGAACTCCTCGGTTGAGAGTCTGTCACGAAGTGCGGAGTATGTAAGAGCGAGCCAAGCCATGATGTTATGAGTTTCAAGAATTTAGGGCGACGGAGGAAACTACCAACTCCGTCGCCCTTTGCACACAAGTTCCAACGGATTAGAACAAAAGCTTGGCGACCATGTTGCCAGTAACAGTTCCAGCCGAGGCGGTCATCGTTTGAGCGATGCGCACATAGCGGCGGGTGTTAGCTGGAACGCGGAAGCGAACCTCTTTGGCAACGATGCCAGAGCTGCTAGCGCCAGTCTGAGTCGTGCTGATTGCTGGATCAACGGCAGCCCAAGAAGAACCGTCTGCGCTGTCTTGCAGTGCGTAGGTCACGACTTTGGTGTCGGAGATGCCAGCAGCGGTCGGAGCGGAAAGCGAGAAAACTACTTTCTCGATGTCACCACCAACTACTTGTTCGAGGTCGAACGCTGCGGTGTTAGCACCTGCCTGCGCGATGGCAACAGTCGAGGTGTAATTCTTGTCTTGAAGGTTACGATTGAATTCGAAGCTCATGATTTGATATGGTTAGAATTAGCTGAGGGTTTCGGTGTCAACGATCGAGTCGGTGATGATGATCGGAATGCCGAAGGATTCCGTTGGCACGCCGGGAAGGATGCCGGTGAAAGCTTCCTGCTTCGACGATGGAGTTGTATTCCGGCTGACTTGGAGCTGGAACGCGGAACGGCGTGACATGAGCAAGTGGCTCGGACGCTCACCAACTGGGAACTTGCTGATAAGCTCAGCAATCTTGGCGTCGGTGCAGCCTTTGCCGTTGTCTGCGGTGAGCTTTTTCAAACGACCGATTGCGTGTTTGTTGACGCACTGGAAGCCCACCCAAGCGGTGAGGTCAGCGATGAATGCAGCGTAGCGCTTAGCGTCGGCATCAACTGCATCACCTTCGCGGAATGGCGAGAGGTCGAAGGTTGTGCCGTTGCCGTAGACGTATTGCACGCCGGTGTTGCCAGCCTTGATGGCGTAGACCGAGGAACCAGTCGCGGAGGTTGTGCCGCCTGCGTCAACAACGATGTCACTGCCGAGAGCGGACACCAATGTTTGCAGACCAGCGAAGCCTTTCGAGCTTGCGTTGTCGCCGTAGATGGTTTGTGTTCCAACGGTGGTCAGGGCAGCGCGCATCACACCCATTGCCTCGATGGCTTGGAGAGCCTCGGCACCGTCCTCGTAACCGCGAGCAACAGCCTTATCGACTTCAACGCGTGCGGAGAGAATGAAGCACTCAACGAGACGTTCGGTGAAATTCGATTTGGTAGCGTCCGTGCCTTCGTTGGCTTGACGGAATGCAACGCTCGGGCGACTGTTGCGAGTCACTGTCTTGTAGGACGTGCCGCGGATCGTGCGAGCTGGGATGGTTGTCACCTCAGGTGAGGCACTGGCGACTTCCTCAATCAGACCTACGATTGGGTCGTGGCCGTTGAGCTTGGCAAGGTCTAACAGAGTTAGGTTGTTGGGCATGGTATTGTTTGTTTAGTGAGATTGGTTTTGAGCTTTGAAGGATGCTTCGACGAGTGCGAGTCCTTTGAGTTCGGTTTGTTTGGTGCCTTCGTCGGCTTTGCCAGCAAGAACGGTTTCGCCGTTGACTGGTTTGGCTGGGATGGCGTTGAGAATTTCAAGATTGCTCTTGTCGGCTTTGATTTGAGCCTTCCAGAACGATTTGGCTTTGTCATCTTGCGGAGCGATGCGACCAGCTTTGACAGCCTCCTCGATCACGCTGTCAGCAGCTTTGTCCTCGATTTCAGCGAGAGATGCTTTGAGTGTTTCGACTTCGCTGGCGAGAGCGTCACGCGATGCGGTGACTGTCTCCAGTTCGTTGGCGTGGTTGGCAGCAGCTTGCACTGCGTCGGCTTCCTTCGTCATGTAGCCAGCCTCGATCTCAGCGATCTTGCTTTTCATGGCTTCGATTTCGAGCTTGGCAATTTCCATTGCTTTCTCCGGGTCAACATCCTCGGCAACAAGACCGAGTTCGATTAGTGGTTTGATGTCCATATTGGTTTCGTTGTATGATGCAGCGATCTTTTCCATCGCCTCGAATGCTGGCTCGTTAACGAGCGAACCGATCTCGCCGTGTGTCGGCAGACCTGCTGGCGTGCCGTTGGCGAGTAGAAAGTTTGGCGAGAAGTAGGAGTAGTCCTTGCCTTCGACGGCGCTCTTGCCTGCCTGCGTCCATTCGATGTCGAGAACCAGACCAACGCCTGATTCATATCGGAATTCTTTCGGAATGAATGATGCAGGACCGGCTTTGTGATCGAAGCCTGCGAATGGTCGCACGTTGCGAGATTGGCGAGCTTGCAGGTCGCTTGCGAATGCAGCGAGGATCGACTCATCGACCGTGACCTTGCGCTTGGCAGCCTTGCCATTGACGGTAGCATGGATTTCATGCTCGCCTTCAGGGAGATATACAATGCTCTCAGCCAAAGCTTCCACTTCGGTCTGGAATGATGCACTGATGATTTCGTTCGCCATTTCGAATAGAAGATTACCACCCGATTCTGGCTTGTAATTGCTTTTTTTTAAGTAGCTCCCTCGACCTGTGCGATGATGCTTTGAAGCGCTCCATTCGCGAATGCGTTTATGTATGATTGCTCCGGTGGAAGTGCGTTCCTCCATGGCTTCTGCGTGATGGATTTCTTCAGCACGAATACCGGTTTGATACCGGTGGGAGAGTTTTCATCTGCCTGCGCTAGCACACCTTTGACCGCGAATAGCGGCGCGATTGTCCGGCTGTATGTCCGAGCTGTCAGCCCATGAGCCTCTGGCACAATGGGGATCGTCAGGAACTTTGCACGCCGCGCGGTGATCGTCCCGCCGGTGACTTTGTGCGAGAATCCGATGGCGCCCTTGCTGCGTAGTGTCACGCCTGATCCACTCGCCCCCATGATCGACCACGAGCCTGCTACTTTTCGCCACCACTGCGTTTTCTTGCGTCCCGGTCCATGTGTCGGAAGCGATGGATTTTCCCACAGCCTTGAGCCGCTCATGTTGTAGTATTTTTCGACGACTTCCAAAGCGTCCTGCGCTCCAGTCATCACAGCAATCTTGCGCACCGATGCCGATTGTAGGCGGATCATCGATGCTTTGACTGGATCGAGTCCTGTCGCTGTGATGGTGATTTTCATAGTTCGCGCTCCAGTGATTTGACGATTGCCGCGCCGATCTCATTCTCCAGCGATGTTTCAAGCGCTCGTTTGTCGAGCATGAAAAATAACTGCGGAATGCGCTCGATGACTTGCTCGACCTCGATCTGAAATGCGCCTGCGGTCATGGTGTAGCTCTTGTCGATCAGGTCAGCAAAGATCTGATCCACCGGCGAGAGCCATTGCCCCGCGACCTCACGCATCTGTTCATCGGTCATTTTCGATTTGTTTGAGCTTTGCATTCGCCCACTCTCTGCCAGCGTCGCCGCCCCAGCCATTCCATGCCTGCCAGCCCTTGCCCTTGTCGCCCCATGTCTCGCCCTTCTTGTCGATCTCATGGCGAGCGAAGAATGAAACCATGCGCTTCACTGTCTCCGCTGATAGCTCGGAACGGTTGGAGATGTCCCTTGCTCGTGCGATGCCGACCGATGTCATACCGCGCTCTGATGCTGGCTTCTGTCTGCGAATCTCAAGCGCATCCTGCGCTGCCTTCGCCATGTCCTCGGTCGGTCGAAGGTCAATGTCAGCGCGTGCCGCCTCGGTGACCTCTGGCAACAATGGAAGCGGATCTTCGACTTCGCCGAATAATGCCTCACCCTCTTGCGGTTCTTCGACTCCGAGTTCGTTGTAGATCCATTTGTTCGAGACCGGCAGACCGATGTCCTTGGTCACGATCTTGATGCGCTCGGCGATTGCCTTCTCATCTTTCGGCTTCGGAATCACGATTTCAGCATAGGGCATGTCCTCGCTGGCAATGCCTGCGCCGTAATTCATACGAACGATTGATGGAATCAACTGTGTCGTGACTACCTGCCCGATCCATGTCGCGACCGCTTGTAGAATGTCGCCGCGGACCGTTGCATGCACGTCGCCAAGCGCTCGGCTTCCGCTGCTGCCCACGTCCGTGGTCAATGTCTGACCGAGCATGAGAATATCACACGCTTTGTCTGACTCGTTCATCAGCGCGACCTGTGGCAGCGATTCACCGCCCTTGATGCCGTCCATGATGGAGAACTTAACCCCGGGTCCTGTGACTGCGTAGCCGCTGGTGCCGATGTTTTCGAGCATCTCCTGCGCCTTCATCATTGCCTCGTCGCTGCCGTCCGTCTCAGCGTGTCGCCATGGAATACTGTAGAG